GACCAGAGAACCCCACAATGATGTGTGGCGTGGATGTAGGTAGTACAGGTGAGCTTATTGCCAATGGTGATGGAAGCACACTGAAGAAAAATAAGAAAACGTGGTAGAAGATAAGGCGTACAGCAATAGTATCTTTGAAATGGTATGGAATGCAGCCCACCATGATCCTAATTATGGTGAGGAACATGCATCAGTGGTTGCATCCATGCACAAAATACCTATAACTACGCTTATGAAAGTAGTACGACATGCACAGCGTACACCTAAGTCTGTTGAATGGAATAGAGTCAGTGGAAACTTTACTTAATAAAGGATATACATTATGTTAGATGACCATGAAGGAACAAGAACAATAACTAAAACCCCACTGTACACATTCGACTGGTACATAAAATGGGTAGCCAGTGTATTACTTATGATAGGCATGGTGCTGACTGCTAACAATATCTTTCCTATCAACCTAATCTTTCATGCGATAGGCATTGCAGGTTGGTTGTGGGTAGGTATGCTATGGAATGATAGAGCATTGATATTCATTAACACATTTGCACTAGCCACACTCACTAGTAGTCTAGCTAAGATATATATTTTAAATGGATAATAGGAGAGGTAATAATGAGAGCGATACCACTAAAGAAGTTGGTCAAGCTATACTTACAGTCGTCTGAGTTTAATCGCTTACGTGATCAAACAAAGTTAGACTACACTAGGTTCTTAAAAATATTGACAGACACGTTAGGTGAAACAACTGCATCTGTTGTATCAGGTAAGGACGCAAGGATGGCGTATGAAGAATGGGTTACACGAGGCATACACCTAGCTAATCATGTGGCAGCAGTAGCTGGCATTGTGTATAGGCATGGTCAGGACATGGAGTATGTTAAGAATAATCCATTCACGCTAGTAAGGAAGCTATCACCTGTTGCACGTAACACAGTATGGACACAGGATCAGGTGCGTCAGTTTCTTGACGTAGCTTATGGTGACTTTGTGTATCGTAACGTAGGACTGATAGTGCAGATGGCCTATGAGTGGTGTCAACGTGTAGGTGACATGCGTATGCTGACATGGGATAGTATTGACTTCAATACACGTAGACTAAGACTGTTACAGTCCAAGCGTGGTGCAGAGGTACAGCTACCCATATCAGATGCGTTACTTGATATGCTAACAGAACAACAACAGGACTTTGACTTCCAGAAATATGTAGCACCTATGCCTTCACCTAAAGGTGGTGAGTACAAACCATTCTCTATGGAACGACTATCTAAGATAGGTAGAATAATTATGAGACAGGCTAAACTGCCCGATGAATTACGCTTGATGGATCTGCGAAGAACTGGTACAACTGAAATGGTAGAGGCAGGTGTGCCATTGCCACAGATTATGTCAGTGACAGGTCATGCTAATCCACAGTCTGTGAAGCCTTACATAAAGAATACTTATCTTAGTGCTAACAGTGCACTGACTGCACGACAACAGTTTAAGGAGGAATGATATGCAAAAAGATTTATTTACTCCTAGTGATCTAATTAAACTAGAGGGAGGTAGAGGAAAAACATGCACCAAGTGTAAAGAGCACTTACCTGTGTCCTTTTTTCCCTCGTCACCAGACAAGTTATACAAAGTTAGAAACGAATGTAAAAAGTGCACAGCTAAACTTCAGAAAGAGGTAGAGAAGTTACGTAGCATTTACGGTATGCCTGATGATGACTACGTATGTCCTATATGTTTACGTAATAAAGAAGAGGCAGCTGAAGGTGCTAGTAAAAAATCATGGGTGTTAGATCACTGTCACGAGACTGGTACGTTTAGAGGTTGGCTTTGTGGAAAATGTAATAGAGACTTAGGTAATTTTAACAACGATATTGATACTTTTAAAAGAGCGATAAAGTATTTACAGGAGCATCAGAAATGTATAGCTTCATCCAAAACTTAGACATACAGGAGTCTGAAACAATTAGGATGGATTGTCCTGAGTGTAAAGGACGTAAAACATTTACAGTGACCAACAACAATGGGCATCTGCTATGGAACTGTTACAAGGTAGGATGCAACATCAGTGGTGCTAATAAAATGGGTATGTCTGCTGAGTCTATACACAGGAAATTAAATATGATAGAAGAAAGCACAGTTAAAAAGTTTATGATGCCGATAAACATTGTGCCTGTCAGTGGTGAGTATTCACATTCATTAGCATGGGCATGTAGCTGGGGTCTGTCACCTAAAGAACATAACCTTATGTATGACATACGTGAGCATCGTGTTGTGTTTCCTGTAGTGCATAGAGGTATTACTGTAGATGCTACAGGCAGATCAATAGCCAAGCGTTTACCTAAGTGGAAAAGGTATGGAAATAGTAGGTTGCCTTATGTACATGGTTGTGGTAAGGTAGCTGTTGTTGTAGAGGACTGTGTTAGTGCAGCAGTTGTTGGAGATGATCGACATACAGGAGTAGCTTTAATGGGAACATCAATGTCCAATGAACAGAAGCAGTATCTAACGCAGTTCTCTACAGCAGTAGTGGCATTAGATCCAGATGCGTTAAAGAAAACATTAGCAATAGCAAAGGAGTTAAGAAGTGTAGTTAAGGATGTAAAAGTTCTACGTCTACAGGACGATATAAAGTATAGGAATGAGAAAGATATAGATGCACTTAATACAATATGAAAGGATAAGATATGGAACTTTCACTTATAAGAAGCCTCATGGAGAAACAATTCTACGAGGAACATAGAGGTTCACGTTGCCCTATGAAACTATTCAGCAAGGATATACAGAAAGTTAAACGTGTAATAGATAAAGCAATGGATGATTACAATCGCAGTGTCTCACCAGATGAAGTTGAGGCACTTTTTTTATCGGATAATCCAACCCTGACTACAGCACAGAAGCAACAGTACTCTGCTTTGTTTGGTCAGATTAAAACACAACAGCCTATGGGTAAGGACATAGCACAAGAGGTACTGTCTAAGTTATTTCAGCAGGTGATTGGTGAAGAGGTTGCTAACTTGGGTTTCGACTTTGTTAATGGATCACTCAAAAGTCTACAGCCACTACGTAATCTACTTGAGGTACATGGTGATGACTTCATACCTAAGTTACAGGTACAGTGGGAAGACATGAACATGGACAGGATACTTGATGAGGGTGACTTACAAAGCAAGTGGACCTTCAACATACCTAGCCTTGCACGTAAGGTTCCGGGCGTGAATGCAGGTCAGCTTATTGAGATAGGTGCTAGGTCTAACACAGGTAAGACTAGCTTCCATGCCAGTTTGGTTATGGGGCCAGATGGTTTCGCAGATCAGGGTGCTAAAGTTATTGTACTTTGTAATGAGGAAACACCTACTCGTGTAGGTCACAGGTATCTGACATGTGCAGTAGGCACTGACTCAACAGGTATACGTAAGGATAAGGCTAGGCATTTGGCTACGTACAGATCCAAGTCTCGTCACCTGAAGTTCAAGGACAGCACAGAGAAAGACATGGCATGGGTGGAGTCAGTATGTAAGTACTACAAGCCTGACATCATCATGCTAGATATGGGTGACAAGTTTACATCCACAGCTAACTCTGCCAGTATACATGAGACACTCAAACAGAATGTCATGTACGCTAGGCAGATAGCAAAGCAACAGGAGTGTGCTGTGTTCTATATGTCACAGTTATCTGCTGAAGCTGAAGGTAGAGTAGTACTCAATCAATCTATGATGGAAGGTTCCAAGACAGGCAAGGCAGCTGAAGCTGACCTCATGCTCCTGCTTGCAAGAAACCCACCAACTGAGAACCAGACTGAAGAAGATACACAGAGACATATTAACATTGCAAAAAACAAGTTGACAGGTTGGCATGGTATGGTAACTTGTGAGTTTGATTATAAGACAGCATTGTTTTCAGCATAAGGAGGTTAAACATGGTTAATATATTCACACCTAAGAAGGATGCAGATGAGCAGATCTTCTTTCCATTCGGTCCTGTCATGGGCTACAAGAAACTAAGTCCTGAGTTTGTAAAGAATATGAATAGTTTCTATGAAGAAGAACCTGATCTACAGGACTACTCAGATAATCTGGTAGGTAAGGTAGGTCAGGAGCTACACTTCAATGAAGCAATGAGAGACTTGTTCTTGAATGAAGTCAAAGACTTTATAGGCAGGTATAATCAGACAGCTACTATACGAAACTCATATGGTAGAAACAGATTAAATACAGATAACTTTGAGTACAGTATGCAGTTCGTATCTGGCTGGTTAGTCAGGCAGTTTCAACACGAGTACAATCCAGTGCACCTACATACAGGATGTCGTATGTCCTGTGTTGGGTATCTTAAACTGCCTGAAGGTATCGAGAAGGAATGGGAAGAGGACTACAAAGATCATCATCCTTCTCATGGACACATACAGTTTATATCTGGTAGTGCAGGTAGCTACAGTGCTACAAACTTTATGGTAAAACCACAAGTGGGAGACTTCTATGTATTCCCTAGTGAGTTATTTCATTGTGTGTATCCTTTCTATACTAAAGGTGAGCGCAGATCGTTTAGTTCTAACTTTAACTTCGTAGAAATTCCTAAAGGAGAGAAAAGTGAAACTGACTCTTGATGTAGAAAACACAGTAATCAAACGTGAAGGTAAGCTACAGCTAGATCCTTTCGAGCCATCC